TAGCTGCAAGCGCAGCATCTCTTCTTCAGCGTCTTTTGGTGGGGTGTTGTGCATAAGGCCAGGTTTTGAATTTTGCAAATATTAACCGAGGTTTTGATTTATGCAAACAAGGGGGCTGTTTCTGGGGTAGGGGTCTAGGTTCTCAAGGCAAATTGTGGGTATGAAATCAGGCTACGGCTGTTGCCTATTGCTGACGGGTTGATTATGGCCCTCCCCCTGTCTTAAAGTCATAGGTACATAGTCACACGTAGAGGTATGCGGGCCCACCCACCCCCGCCACCACCTATTGAGGGAAAAATAAAGGGAAAAACTATCGGCGCGAGCGCGCCGATAGCCGTGGGCTATGTAGTACTTCTGTTTCTAAAATAACACCTGGTTGATAGTACTTCTGTTTTCAAGTAGTTATACCATAAACCTATCGGGGCCGCGGCCCCGATTACCTTTGCCTATGATGCTGTAAGTTGTTGATTCATAAGGGGAAAAGCAAAAAGCCCCAGGTCGATGACCTGGGGCTTGCACCTGGACTAAGGGGCCCGGCTGCGGGCCCCTTATCGGTTAGCTGTTCACATGCATAGCCAGTAAGTCACCGGCTGCGGCTGCTTCCTCAGCTTTGCGCTTGGCCTGATATCTTGCGCGTGATTCCTTTTCGATGGTCGTTGCTTCCTCTTTGCTGACCAGCTTGCGGTCAGCAATCCGCACCTCAACCCCGTCACCCAGTGAGTAAACATAGGTGCTGTCGTCGTAGTTGTAATCACTGCGCACTTGCGACAGTGAGCAGAGGAATCCGGCCAGTGCCTGCACATCCTTTGCAGGCATGCCATCAGGTAATGCAAACACGTTACCGCTGATGCTGATTGTCTTAACTGTATTCATGATGCTCTATTCTTTCTAGGTTGTACTGTGCATGATTGCACAGTGAGACTATTATAGCACGGGGCCATGGCCCCGTGTCAACTACTCTTATCGGGTTCTCACAACTAAATCCAGATTACCTATCCTGTCCTCTAGGTTGTCATCCATCCATTGATCAATGTTCGATTCCATATCAAGCTCATTTGATGCCCAGCTTGCGAGCTTGCCCTCTAACTCATCTTCTGACCACTTGTCAATCTCACCGCGGATCAGGTCCAGCAGCACAATCTTCTCGGGGCTCGGGCCCCGATCGTCAAACGCTGCCGCGGCAGCGTTTACCAAAACCATGACGGCGGTAGTGGCTGCAACCTTATCCGCGCCGGATAAGGTATCGACTAATGACATCGAATATGTCATAGCTTGGTCAATGTTTCCACCATGGTTTGCAAATAAACCGCTGGCATGTTTACGAAATGGGTTTGTCATTTTCTCTATCCTCTATGGTTGATTAACTGGGGGCGGCTGCCCCCAGTGAAACTATTATAGCACCGTTTTGACAATCCGATAATCCCTTTCGGAATAATCGGGCATTTCTTTCAACAGGTCGTTTATCTCGGCGCGCGCTTCGTGTTCGCTGTCGAACACGCACGGGATATCGTCATCAGTCCAGACATTCTCCCAAGTGTTGCCAAAGCGGGTTTCGACAATGTACTTCATGCTGCACCCCTTTCGTGTGGCTGCAATGAGTTGGCAAAGTCCATGCCGTCATGAAAAACAAGGTAGGCGTCCATCAGGTTCGTGTGGTTCTCCCCGTCGTAGTCAATATCTAACTCTTGGGCATTCAAGAAGTCTGCGACCTCGTCTGCACTAGCATAAGCAACGCACTTCAAGTAGGAACGGGTAAATGCAACTTTGAAATCTTCACTTAATTTGGTCATGGTCTCTATCCTCTATAGTTGATTAACTGCTCGGGGCCCCGAGCAGTGTCGCTATTATAGCACCACCAACACGCGCCGTGGCCAATGAATTATTTCTATCGGGGCCGGAGCCCCGATAGCCACGCAAAACGTGCCCCGCTGCGCGGGGCACGGGCCGCGGACCAAGCCCCGCGGACCGCGGCGCGCGCACCACGCGCCACGTTTAAGGCGTGCTGGCTGCCGGACCGCGGCGCTGGTTTAGCTATGCAAAAACAACTCGGGCGGATTATGTGTTTTTTGCATAATCCGCCCTCGATAGGGCCCCGCTATCGGGTGCCCCTTATCGATAGGTTAAGCGCTCAGTAATTCCAGAGCCTTATTTTTAAGCGCTGCACCCGTTCCAAACCATGCCGATTCGATGCGGGTATTGTTGCTGCGGCCCCTCTCATGATCCACTAATTCAGTGACAGCGTTAAGCATCGCCCAGCGCGTACCGGCCACGCCTGGTATATCCGCGCCTATAGCTTGGCCGTTAAATAATTCCATGATCCGTTTATACCCGCGGGTTTGGTTTAGCTCCATTTTGCTCGTATGGTATGGCTGCAGCAGAGCAGAAACAAACGCATCGGCTTCAATTTGGGCCATGGTTTCGCCGGACAGTTTACGGGATTGAATTAAAAAGCGCTCCCAGTTATCGCCCACAATGCCAAGCTCTAAACGGACAGCGTCAGGATCGAAGCGCTCAGAGTGCAGCACCCGAACAGTACCAGCATTTTCCCGGCCCAGCGCTGCGGTGATAGTGTTGTTGCAAACCACGCGGATCGATGTAAATTTTGCCACTGTGGCCATGGTCCCGTCATAGCTGGTGCCAAGCAGCACATAAGGCCGGACCGTGTCCCCCTCGACAATGTCGGCCCCCTCGTTTACTTTTGCCAGTGCCCAAACCCGGCGGCCATAACTCAGCACCCCGGCGGTTTCCATTTGAAACCCGCCAAGCTCCACCAGCTTACCGAAAAACCCCATAACTTCGGAGGGCTGGACCACGCGGTAACCGTCAGACACTACAGCCAACGCGGCCCCGGTGTCGCTACGGTGTAAAACTTTGCGGCCTTTGAACTCTTCGGGGTTTGTTGTCGCGTCAGTTTGGAACAGTACTGGGGACTCTTTAACTGTGTAATTTAACCCGGCCTCATTGGTCCAGGTCTCAATTGAAGCGTCCGGGGTTAGCGCCTGGCCCAGGCCATGCCATGGGGTTTGTCCAGCAAATGCCATTGCTGCGGTGCCTGTTGTCGTGTCGATCATATGTGCCATTTTTCTCTATCCTCTCTGAGTTGCCGGAAAAGCCCGGTGAATGAATTATATACCAAAATTAAACAGTGTGGCTAATCCCCAGTAAACAGGTCAACTATTATCCACAGCACTATAAACACAGCCAGAGCAAAAAACATTAGGCCCCCTCCCGGCCAATGTCACCCGCCACATGATGCCGCAGCATAGACCCCGGCGGCAGCGAGCGAGCAAAAGCACGAACGGCAGCAGCATCATTTGCGAGCCCGGTTTTTTTCGTGCCATGCCATGCAATGGCTGTCGGACCCCCGGCAGCATAACAGCCACCTTTGCCCGTGCCTACTCGTTTTTTCCCGGACCCATGGGCGACAAAAACGACGACATAGTCCCGGCCCCCCTGGGCGCATAAAGGGCGGCCACCGCCACATTGTGCACAGGTGAAAGTTTCGGACATATCAGCAGGGCAGCGCACAAATTTAATGCCACGGTGCACCATGGGGAAACTGTCGGACATTTCCACCGGGGCAGCAAATACGGCAGGGCGGCCAAGCTCTACAGTGCGCACGGCTTCGGCCATGGTGTCACATGATGCATTAAAAACGGTTTTACCCAGCTTCGGTGAGGGCAGCGCTTCCGCCGGAAAATGGCTGTAGGTCCAAGCCTGGCCATTACGCGGTACAGCGTCAGACACTGCGGCCATATATTCCGCGTCAATTTCCACCGTGCCGGTTTCACTTTTCGGGTGCAGCGAACACGACCGGGGGCATGTTCCATAAGTTTCGTGTACGCCACTGCGATATGTGGCAGCAATGGGCCCGGTTTTACGGTTCGATGTTACGGCGATTGTTTTTAACATGGTCTCTATTCTTTCTATAAGTTAATGAACGGCAGCACCTATTTTGTGGCAATGCGGGCTGCAGTCCAATTGATTTTTTCTATTCAAAATCAGGGTTAGATAGTCCCTCCATTTCGAGCAGCGCTTCGACCGCACCCGCTTCAGTTTCACCATAACCCAATGGGTCAAGATAATCATACCCTTCGCGTGTGGCGCAATAGTCAGCACCGCGCCATGGAATCGGCGGGGCGTAAAAAGTCACGACGATCGGGTTCATTTTTTGCCCTTCACTTCAAATTGACCAAGCCAAATAGCCCCCTCAACTTCGGGTTCATAGCGCTTGATTTTGTAGGAAGATTTAAAGGGCACAGGAACAAAAAACAGGTTGTAGTCATACCCGAATTTGTCCATAATTTTAAGCAATGCCCGGAGGTCTCGGGTCTCATTGGTTGTCGCCCAATCGGCAATGCTCGAGGCGTAAAAGTGAAACTGGCCCTGCGGGTTGGTCTCGTCTTGAGTGTCCATTTTCTCTATCCTTTCTAGGTTGCCGGAGGTGTTCCGGTTCCACCATCATAGCAGGAAATTAACAGCCGCGCAACTTATTTTATCAGTGATTTCCCTGATAAGATTTCGGCAAGCTCTTGCCAGGGCATGCCCCGGTTTGGCCATGACGCCATGGGCTCGAGGCGCAAACCCTGCTGGGCAAGCTCGATCGCCTGACGGCCATGGTACAAAGCAATTCGACCGGGACGCACAACCGTGCTCACATGATGGACCAGCACATAACACGGGCGGCCACGCGCTGCATGGCGGGTCAGGAAAGCAATCTGGTGCGGACGGAGCGAGACCTTCAACCCGCGGACCACGGCTTTAAGCTCGATCGAGACAAAACGATCCCCAGCGCCAACCAGCAAATCAGACACGCCCAGGTTCACCCGGTTTTCGATGCGCTCGGTGTCCATGTCAAACGGGCGCAGCCCATCCCGTACCCGGGCAGCAAAGGCAGCTTCAGGGGTTGCCATCTTCGTCGGGTCCCAGATCGTTATCCCGTTCAAAGATATCGGGGGGAGGGTCTGCCACCGGAGAGACAAAAGCGGGGTCTTTTTCACGGTCAATGCTTTCAATCACCATGCCCGTGCTGGCGTCAATGAGGGCGCTCGGTGGTGGCCCACCGTACAGGGCTTTGAGCTCGTCCAACTTGCGCTGCACTTCTTCTTTGCTCATGCTGTCGATTGTGCCGTGCCTGATTTCCTTGCGGTCAATGTAGATCGACCCCAGGGCCTGGCCCCGGCGGTACTCAGCCTGAACGGCTGCAGCATATGCCCCAGCGTCCAGGGCCTTGTCCCGGATCGTCTGCAGGTCCCGCATGTGCCGCTCGTATGAGGTGTTGTATTTGCTGTTGAGCTCTGCCCTGTAAGCCTGGATCGCGGAGACCACATGGGGATTGATTGCGGGGTTCGTCAGCTTCCAGGCCATCACCGATGCGCTGGTGGGTCTGTACCCTGCCCGGATAGCAGCTTCCTTCATAGTCACCCGGCCATCGCCGCTCACCAACTCGGTGACAAACTTCCATTCCTTGCCATTCAGGACCTTTTGCTTGCGCAGCGGGGCGACTTCTGTCGACATGCGCTTTTGCGCCTTGTCGCCGATAACAGGGGGCACGTTCCAAACGTCACGCTTGGTCATGCAATCCTCCACAGCCGCCAGCCATCATCTACCCTGCGCAGTTGAAACGACCAGTCGGGGGCATGCCCCCGGACAAACCGCAGCGCGGACACCCGGGCGCTGTTGGCGCGCTTCGCATCCAAGAACCGAATTGAATCCCCAGGCTGCATATCGCCAAAGGGGTATTTCGTTCGCCCCATGGGCATATCAATCCCGGACTCAATTTGAAACATTGTGAACTCCTGTACGCTACTGCACCCAGTGTACCATGTGCAGCATGTCCAGGCAATCAGCATCCCCTCTAACCCTTTTTCTACTAAATAAAAAAATAAAAAAATAAAAAAAGTAAGTCTCCCGTCTCCCCTGAAAATTCCCTTATTTCCTTACACCTAATCTTTCCCTGTAATGTACTGTCACAGCTACAACCCACGTGTTTATTGACTCTTACGTCCATTACGTCCATTACGTCGATTCTCACAAAATAAAAATAAAAAACACTTCTCTCTGGAAAAAGTCTATGTACGCTTACTCGTACCTTACAAAAACGCCCATCCCTGCGGGTAAACACCTACGAAATCAACCACTTTACGCACTTGCGCTGTACTAGCAGTGCCGCTTATAATTTCAGCTCACCCCCTGTAACTCAAGAAAGGATAGCGAAAATGAGCGCAAATGACGATGACATTCAGAACATAGTCCACGAGTCGGCAGCCAATGCCACTGAGATCTTGACCCATGTCAGCACCTTGAGCCCCGATCCGGTAATGGCCTTAGCATCCTTGATGCTTGCCACTGCTGTGTTGGCCCGGTCCATGGGCATG